CTTCAATAAAAGTCTGGCCTTTGACGAATTCTTCTGTTCCGCAGCTCATAATTTATTCCTCCCCCCAATAAAGACGGGCCGACCGCCGCGGTACAGCCTCCGGCGCCAGGGCTCGCATATAGACCCGAGCTTGTCCAACAGACCCGGGATCGTTCAGTTCCAGTCGATAGCTTCCAGGAATATCCAGAAGCGCCATAGTGTCGCAAGCTGAAAGAGTCCAGGCGCAGCCGTGGGTTATGACCTGGCCTTCGGCCATTACCAGCCCCTTGAGACCCTCCCGGTAAACCCCCAATACCTGGTCCACCAGCCAAAGGTCGGGCAGAACGTCCGGGGCCTGGTAGAGGATTTGCCGAAGGCAGACCTGGGGCCTGGCCCAGGCCCGGCCCGGCTCGACTTCCCGGCTGACGGTTTCAAAACCGAAAGCCTGAAAAAGGGCCGCCTTGCCGGGGGCCACGTAAAAGGCCGGGCTGAAGACCGAGGCGGATTGTTCGTCGAAAAGCGCGAAAGGCGCGCCGTTACCGCGCATGGTTCCTCCTTATGGCTCCGGCACCGGCTCGGAGACCGGCGGATCACAGCAGTGGTAGTTGTCGTAAACCGGGGTCTGAGCGAGAGGCCAGGAATAGAACTCCACCTGCAAGCTGTCCCCCAGCATGTCCTCGTCTTCCAGCTCGAAGCGGTAGCGGCCCGGAACCAGAAGGAGTATCTGGGGCTGGCTCTCGCTCAGGGTCCAGCGGCGCTCGCCGCCCAAGCGGAAGCGCTGCATGAAAAAATCCTGGCCCCGGTTGGGGGTCCAGCCGTCGGCCTTCTCCCGGCCCGGCAGGGTCCCGGTGGAAATCTGGTTGAGAAAAACCCGTCTGTCCGGCGGTAGGTTGTAGGCCGAAACCAGATAGGCGTTGCCGGGCAATATATCCACCCGGGCCGAGAAGCGTTCCCCGGCCGGGGAATCGGGCGAGAATAAAATATTGGCCGTCACGCCCGGCTGGGGGCGAAACCCGGCCGAAGGCCCCTGACCCTTCCCGGTCTCGTAGCCTGTACGAATACCCATCTACCACCTCCACAAAAGCCAGCCCAGGAAAAGGCCGGCCAGAACGCCGCGAAAGGACGCGCAGCAAGCGCAGTCCCAATAAAAGAGCCGGTGCAGGAACTTATCCACGAACCAGGAATCCGGCTTGGTCGTGCCGTCGGGCAGTTCGCCGTGGCAGGGGTTCCATCTCCGGTAAAAAGCCCACAGGCGCGGCTTCTTTTTAAGCCAGCCCTCGAATATCTCCATGGGGTCGCGCATCAGCATTTCCCCTTGGCCTTCAAGCCTTCCAGCTCCTTGAAGAGCCTGCGGGACATTCGGACATAGGTCTCCCACAAGTCCTGGTCCTTGCAGGGCGTAACCACCACCGGGTCATGCCAGTAAACCCTCCGGGCCTGGCTGGCCCCAATGGTGCCGTTGGCCGTGTAGTGCATCTCGCCCCGGCCGCTGACCCCCACCACGAAGGTGCCGTCCGGCCCCACCCGTGTCACCTGCCCGGCACCCAGGCCCAAAACGAAAACCTGATCACCTTGCTTCACTTTCATAACATCTCCCCTCCTGGGTTGCCGTTGGGCACGTTAGGCGCCGCCTCCGGCGTCATGGGCGGCGCGGCTTCGGCCGGCTGTGCCCCGGCCGGGTTGGCCAATAAATCATCCGGCACTTCCATGGCCGTGAGTAACTGGTTCAAGGACCAAACGAACAAACGCGGGGCCGCCTCGCCAAGCTGGGCTCCGGCCGCTCCAACTAACTGCAAAAGCTCCATGGCGTTGTTGCGGTTCATCTCCCGGGCCAGGAGCCCTTGAACCCCTTGGGCCTGTATGCGGCAGTCGCCCTTGATATCCGGGTCGTCCTCGTAGAGCATGTTGTAGTTGAACAACAACTCCCCGCAGGGAGAAAAAATCCCCTGGTCGATGTTCCCCACCGCGGCCTGGATGGCCTTGATGGCATTGCCCTGGAGCATGGCCGCGCCCCGGAATGTCCGGTTGGCCCCGCTGCCCACGGCCGTGCCGTGAAGGGCGGCCGGGATGTTGGTCACGTAGTGGGCCAGCTCCATGTAGTTGTCCAATAAGCTCCGGTACTCCCCCAGGACGCTGGGCACGGAATAGAAGCGCATGGCCGGGCTCTGGTTCTGCATCCCGTCATCGTCCACCAGGTACACCAGCCCCGGAATTATGCGCCCGATGTCGTCCTCGTTCATGTACTTGCTCAAGCGCCGCACATCCGCCTCCGCAATGGGCTCGGACACGTTGGCCGTGTTCCGCATGAGATAGCCCAGGGTACTGAGAAAGCAGCGCTCCACGTCCCGGAGCCGCTGGGCAATGCCCGCCCCCGGGATGCGGTCCCGGGTCTTGTAGAAGCTGGCCGTGTGGACGGGCCGGACGGAAACCGTCGGGTTGGGCGCGGTAAAAACCTGGATCACCCGGCCGCCGATAACCGTCACCGTGGCGTTGTAAAACTTCCCGGCCTCCAGGTGGGTCAGGCCGTACTGGGCCAGCTCCCGGCCGGAGAAAATGCCATAGTGCAGAAGTGCGTCAATGGTCCCGGAGCCGGTGATCCAATCCTCCCGGGGGTCGTTCCGCTGGTCCGGGTTGGTCTGGCTCAACCAGTGGAACTGAAAGTTGGCGGCCCTGGTGTCCTCTTTCAGAAGTTTGAAAATTTCCTTGTCGAAATAGCTCTTCATCTTGGCCGCGGCGAAAAGCTGGGTCCTCGTCCAACGCTGGCGAATGAAAACCCCGGCCCCCCGCTGGGTGTCAGGGGAGTCCGCGGAATACCAAAAATCAAAAACCGAGACTGGTCTGAACTCGTAGAAGAGCCGCTCCTTAACCCGTGGTTTATCCCCCACCCATTCCAGTGTCGCCCTCCTGGCCGGTATGGGACCGTGTAATACGGCATAGGGCATATAGGTGAACTCACCCAGGAAGGCGAACATGGCATCGCGGAAGCCGCCTTCCACGCACTGGTCCTTCATGAGTTTTTCCATGCCGCGAGCCCGGGCTTCCGCCGTCTCCACAGTCTTAGATTTAACTTCCTTCTTAACCTGGCTCACTAAATCAATGATGGAACCGGAAAACCCCCGGCCGAACCAGGCTTCCTTAACCAGCTCCAAGACCTCCATCCGGGCGGAGTCGGATAAATCCGGGATGGGCGTGGGTGAGATGGCCCAGGGCAAACTGTCGGGCTGGAGCAGTGTCTCCGTTAAAAAGCCCTGGACCACCCCGGCCTTCATGGCTGTCAAGTTCACCCGAGCATCCACCTTCAGCTTTTCCACCCGCGCCTGGTCGTCCTTGCTCCAGATACCGTGGTACTGCTGATAACAGCGCTCGAAGGTTTCCCGCAGACTCACGTCCCCCACCCGCTCGCTCGTCTGCCACAGAACGGCCGAACGGAAGCGGTCCAAGATCAACTTGGCCAGCTTGTCGTTGCTCTTGTCACTGAGCTTCTGGTTGGTGCCGAAGTCGAACATCACATGATCCTGGCGCGCAAGGCCGCGTGTTCACGATACCGGCGCTTGAAGGCTTCCAGCTTGGGGTCGGGCGGACCCGCCTTGTCGGCGTACTCCCGCTGTATGTAGAGAGCCGCATATTGGAGAGCGTCGGCTATGTGGCTGGCCTGGTTCTTCTCCGGCTTCTCCGCATGGATTACATCCAAGGTGCCGGTCATCTTGAGCTTGCGGTAGTGGTAGTCCCCGTTAAGAGCCTGGATCAAAACCTTGCAGTCCGGTGAGATCAAGAGCCCGCCCTGATGGAGGTTCAAGAGTTTTTCCACGGCCCGGATGCGTATTTCCGGCTTGTTGGTCGGGGGGCGGAAAATGCGAAAACCCGCCCGTCTCAGGTGGGTGGAAGGGGTCAGGCCCGTGTAGGCGTCCTTGGCGTCGGCCGGGTCCACTGATATGGTTATGTCGCACTCCCGGTAACGCTGCCTCAAGAGGGGCACCAGGGCTGATTCCATGAAGGCTTCCAGCCCCACGTCCTCACCGATAATCTCATCCAGCACCCGCCACTTGCCCTGAACCATCTGCAAGACCACCGCGGCCGGCTGGATGCCGGACGTGTCGTAGCCCACCACCACCGAGCGCCGCGCCTCGGGCTCCAGGCGGTTCTTGGCCACATGAAGTTCCGTGTCAAACTGGGGGAAAACAGCGCGGCCGGCCTTGACCGGAACATCCAAGAGGCAGAAGTTATTTTCCACCACGTCCCGCCGGCCTTCGGACAGGGCCAGGGCGATCTGGTTGGTGTAGTAGTCCAGGCCGCCGCGAAGATTCTCCAAGTTCTCAGCTTCCGGGTTGACCTCGTATTCGATCTTCCCGTCCTTTTCCGTCTTGAAGGCCGCCGGGGGCTGCTTGAACATGTCCACCGGCACCCTGGTGTTGCCCAGCTCCAGGACGGGGTTGGTCAAAAGGCCGTGGAGCCAATGCCCGGCCGGAGGCTGGTTGAAATCCATGAGTATCCCGGCATAGCCGCCCTCTCCGTGCATCATGTGGGCCGGGGGGTAGCGGCCCACCCGGCCGGCCACCTCCCGCAGCACCGCGAACTCCACCTCCGTGGCCTCGTTAATCCAGACCCCGGTCCAGTTGGAAGACCGAATCTTGGTCGTGTCGGCCTCGTTGGCCACCGAGACCAGGACCAGCTCCAACTGAACCGCCGTCTTGTCCGGGAGGCCGAAGCGCAAGGTGCCGTGGAGCGGGGCCGAGCCCATAGTGATGCCGCCAATGCCCGGGCCGTTGGGCAGAACTTCCAGGAGGGTATTGCGGGTGGTGCCCACCAGAGCCGGGTAGGTGCCCCGTATCACTCCCCAGCGGGAATAGCGCACCCCGTCCGCCGCGGGCGGCTGGGCCAGGGCGTAGATCAAAATGTCCTGGGCCATAGTCGTGGACTTGCCAGAAGCATAAGGCCCCACCATGGCCTTGATAAAGGCGTCGGACTCGTGGAAAGACTTGCCCGTGGGGGTTTCTTTATACTGGAATTGCATTTTCCAGGTGCCTCAGCTTGGGGTTGTCCAGTTTGGGGAGGGAAAAGTTCATCCCCACCCCCACATTGACGTTTATGCCCCCGCCCTCCTTGGGCCGGTGAATTTCCTCAAAGCCCGCCGACCGGGCCAGGGCCACGTAAGCCTTGGTAAGCTCGGCCAGGGGCACGGCCTGGTTGTTCTTGGCCCGGCGGTATATCTCTTCGGCCAGGTCAGCGGCCATCTCGCCAGTGCGGATGGCGTGGGCCGCCTGCCGGCCCAGAGCCGCGGCCGCCTTCTTCTCGCCAGCCAGGGTCTCCCGGAAATCCTCCCGGGCCATAAGAACTTTTAAGTCCTCGCCTGACAGTTCGTAATGCTTGAGTAAACCGGGCAGGCTCACAGCAGTCCCAGTGTTGGGCTGGGGCAGAGTCATGAGCACGAGGTCCCGAGCGATGGAACCCCAAAGGTGCCGTACCGCTTCCAGGCGGGGGTTTGCGGGGGCGGTCATGGCTCACCATTTTCATCGGCCTCAAATATGCTATAAATGCAGACCGAGCCGGCCATGCCGTCTCCGCCCTTGGAAGACCATTCGCCGCAAGGCTCCATCGAATCGCAGAGCTTCTGTAAATGCGCCGGGTGTCTGCCCGGCAGCGCGCAACTGGAAAACTGCTTGCAATATTCCTCGCAGGCCGCCGATGCGCCTGGGGGGTTATTATTAGGCGCGCCGCCGACGCCGGCATAGAAGTGTCCATGTGCAGTTGGTATGGAAGCTCCGCCGCCGGAGGAAACCCCTGCCACGCTGGAAGGCTGGCCGGCCCCGCCATTAGCGCCGTCGCCGCCCTGGCCCCCAGCGCCGACCTGCACTGTGTATTCCTGGTCCGCAAGCAGCCAGCGCGTGGCCATCTTCTGGCCACCCATAGGGCCGGCCTGGCCGCGGAACGTAACATAGGCGCCGGGTATGGAGCCGGTCTTATTGCCTGGGTTGTGGCATCCAATATATCCCTTGGCCCCGCCGCCTCCGTTGCCTCCGCCGGTTACTACGATGAAGTACGCTCCGTCAATCGGAGGGGTAAAAGTAGCTGTGTAACCCCTGGACGGTCTGGCCATGTCTGGCTTCCAGCAACCAATCAGGCCGGTACCAAAGCCGCCTAAATCCTCAACCCCCGGAGGCGGGTCATTTTCCTCTCCCGGTCCCGGTCCCGGTCCTACAAAAGGACCGCCGCCTCCCCCGCCGCCGTTGCCGCCCCCAGGGTCTCCAGGGTCCCCGGGGTCTTTCGGGACTCCAGGCGGGACAGGACCGGGGAGGACTTCCAAACCAGGATAATCCCGGTAGCCAAGCTCCAGGGTGTAGGGCTTGTCGTCGGTCAGATCGTTAAGGTCGGTCAAGAGGATCGTTATCGGCACCGTGGTTCCAGCCAGTGACCAGTCGGCGGGCACCGTGCCCCGCAACTCTCCGGTGTAGAGGTCAATGTCCAACCAGTCCGGCTTCACGATAGCCGTCCAGCGGTAGGGCAGAGTCCCGGCAATACCATGAATCCAGGTCCGATACACCTGCCCCGTGGCCGCCGGGGGGATGCTCTCGGTTATGATGCGCGGGGGATCACCGATGATGGGCAGGGCATAGACGGTCATGGTGTAGAGCCGCACAGCGGTCTGACCGATGAAGTCGGTCAGGGTTATTTCTATGCCCGTGTAATCTCCGGTGGTCGTGGGCGAGCCGACAATGCGCCCGGTGAGAGGCTCGATGGTCAAGCCGGGCGGGAGGTTCCTGGCCGACCAGGTGTAGGGCCGCCAGCCGTCGGTCCCAACAATTTGAACCAAGGGCGCGAAAGAGTTATA